CCTATTACACCCATCCGGTACAAGATTACTAGGTAGGTATGCGGTTAAGACCGATGCAGCATTTAATTTCAAGGTGACGGATGCTCTTGTAGTAGGTCATACTTTAGACTATTTGGCCAATACAAATGCCAGCGTTTCCATTATTACTGATTTCACCAATAAGAGTAACAACATTATCCAGTTTAATGATTTGGCTGGTGCCAATGTGGCAGAGTTCATTAGTGTTGGGGATTCAGTTGCTATCACATCAGATACTAATGATACCGAGATAGATGCTGTGGTATTATCTGTTGATTTTATTTCAAATACAGTAACAGTTGACACAAATACTTGGTTAACCTTTGCAAATGTTGCTTATATTACTGCAAACTCTGGTTCTAACAACATAAATATCATATCATTGACAGGTGCATATGATATCATGAACGGTGGAAACTATAGCAATACTGCCTACCCATTAAAAGATATTGTATATGCTGGTGACAAAGTATTGGTTGCAAATAACTCAGAAGCAACGGTGGAAAGTGTAGATTATATTAATGGACGCATTACTCTTACTTCCAATTTATCTGCCAATGCAAACTCTTTAATGAATGTAAATAGAACATTTAACACAAATCAAGTTAACATTTTTGGTGCATTAGGTACACAATATGGCGAATAAAAATCTTCTTTCTTATGGTGGAAAAGTGGCTGTTGTTGAACAGGTCTACTATGCACCTGTGGTGGTTGTTCCTGCGGACATTTACCATCCTATTGGATCCACCTATGTTTTGTTGGCAAAACCTGATCCTTGGACAGACGATAATAATCCACCTACACCCACACAAGACCAATTGGCAGTGAAATCATTCTTAAAGAATGTTTTTGCAGCTAAATTAGTTACTTCAGCAAATATATCACCAGTAATCCAACGAATCAATTGGACAACAGGTACAGTATATGATTATTACAAAGATACTGTAAATATGTTTGGAACAGATGCAAATGGAAAATTGTTATTAAACTTCTATGTAAAAAATAAGTACGACCAAGTTTTCAAATGTCTTTGGAATAAAAATGGTGCAGTATCAACCAATGAACCGTTCTTTGAACCCGGTTCATACAACACCAACAATCTTTACCAAGGACCAGACGGATACAAATGGAAATATATGTATACGATTGGATCTGGTTTAAAAACCGGGTTTATGGACACCGAATGGATGCCAGTTGTAGTAGGATATAATACACCAAATGAATTTGATTCTAATGGTTCTGGTGCAGGTAGTATTGATGTTATTAATGTAATTAATGGTGGATCAGGATATGACCCAGCTAATGCCGCTATATCATTGAGTGTCGATGGAGATGGTTCTTCATTGGTCACTTCAATAAATGTTTCTGGTGGATCAATTTCTGATATTATTGTTACAACTCCAGGTAAAAACTATTCATATGCAAATGTAACAATCGTGTCGTCCTTAGGTGCCAATGCGGTATTGGTGTCACCTACATCACCTATAGGTGGTCATGGGTATGATTCTTTATCTGAGTTAGGTTGCACAAGAGTAATGTACTCCGTTGAATTTGCGGGTTCGGAAAGTGGATATATTCCTACAGATATTACTTACCACCAACTTGGTTTGGTTATCAATCCATCAGACAAAGCAAATTCTCCTTATCCTGCAACCGAAGCACTTTATGATGCCACAACACAGTTTGTTGTCGCAGCTGGTTTTGGTGACTATGTAAGTGATGAACGGGTTTATCAAGGGTCAACATACGAAACCTCCATTTTTTCTGCAACAGTATTAAGCTTTGATGTAGGTACCAATGTATTAAAGCTAATAAATACAAAAGGAACTCCTGTAACTAGTTCGCCAGTATTTGGTGTATCCTCAGGAACAACAAGAACATTATTATCATATAACCTGCCATCTTTTATTGCACTCTCAGGTTACTTGGCACTTATAGAAAACCGAAGCGGTATACAAAGAAGCGCTGACGGAATAGAACAATTTAAATTTGTATTAGGATACTAAAAGACTTTTTGGACAAAAATGGATTTTGTACAATTCAAAAACTAAACAAACCGAATTAATTGAAGATTTAATGAATTATTGTCAGATAAATAAGTTAAATTACAAAACTGTTTATTCTTGGAAATATAAAAGTGTAGATGGAATACAAATGCTAACTAAGGTAAAATAAAAATGGCTGAGAATTTTAACGTTGACCCATACTATGACGATTTCGATCCGTCAAAGAATTTTCATAGAATTCTTTTTAAGCCAGGGTATGCCGTACAAGCTAGAGAGTTAACACAATCTCAAACACTATTACAAAGTCAAATTTCCAAATTTGCAGATAATATTTTTACACAAAATACACCTGTAACTGGTGGTAAAGTAACTACAAATTTAAATTGTTACTATTTAAAACTGAATACTGAATATAATGGTGCCCCAATTACGGCACAAGATTTTCTAAACAAAATTATTCAAGATTCAACAGGTACAATTTTAGCTAAAGTTATTGCAACAGCTGAAGGAACAGGTACAGATGTATTGGCGGGTGATCCACCTACATTGATTGTAACTTATCTTTCTGGTGTTCAATTTAGTGATGCCATGTTCCTTACTCCAACAGACGGAACAAACATTGCAGCTACAACAATAGGTATTACCAGCGGAACCACATCAGTTGGATTATCTTCAGCTGCCTCAATTTCAGATGGTGTTTTCTATGTTGTCAATGGATATTCACAATCATCAACTGTAAATACTGATGGTACATATTCAAAGTATTCAATTGGCCATTTTGTATCTGTTCAACCACAAACAGTTATTCTAAACAAATATAGTTCTACACCATCATACCGTGTGGGTTTATCAATCACCGAAACTATTGTCGATTATATTAGTGATGTTTCATTATTGGATCCAGCTCTCGGTGCATCCAATTATCAAGCACCAGGCGCAGACCGATATCAAATCAACTTAACACTCACAACCTTACCTTTAGCATTGGGTAATGATGACCAATTTATTGAGTTGTTAAGAATTGAAAATGGTGGTATCGTCAAACAAGTAGATGGTACTGTATACTCCGTCATCGATGATTACTTTGCCAAGCGTGATTATGAAACCAATGGTGACTATGTTGTAGACGATTTCAAATTAACACCTTCAGCTAATACCTCATATGCAGCCAAGTATGATTTAAAAGTAGGCAAAGGTGTTGCATATGTTCATGGTTATAGAATTGAAAATCAATCCGATTTAACTTTGGTAAGTAATAGAGCTCGCACAACTGATACTATAAACAATAATGCTTTGTTTGTTGATTATGGTTCATATTTTATTGTAGATTCGGTTTATGGAACATTTGATGTTACTACAATGCCATCAATTGATTTCCATTCTGTGGCACACCAAGATATTGATTCGACAAATGTAACAACATATACTTCTACATTGATTGGTTCTGGTTACATCCGCAATCTGTCTTATGTTACCAATACATCCGATACTAATACAAGTTCATATGTGTTTAAGTCTTATGTTTCAGATATCAATATTGCAACATTAAGTGGTACTACTTCAACCGCAGCCCCAACAACAATTACATTTGTAGATTCCACCAACAAGTTCTCACAAGTAAATGATGCATACATTGGTGTTATTATTTCCATTACTGGTGGTACAAATGCTGGTGATATTAGAATAATTACAGCTTATAATGGTACAACCAAAACCGCAACGGTTGATTCTGCATTTACAGTAACACCTGATGGAACTTCAACATTCTCTTTATTGTTTAACACAAAAGACATAGAATCAATTGTTAAAGCTGATGCTGGTTATACATTGACCGCTAAATCAAATATCAATAGCTCAGGTAAAGTTAGTGGTATTGCAACAGGTGATACCATTTTTGAAAATCCAGGTGCCCCAGAAATGTTGTTCACTCTTGGTTATCCTTATGTGGCTTCTGTAATAGATTCTTCTTATATTTCCAGTAAAGTATTTCGTAGTAAGGCATTTACTAATGTAGGTGGAACTCCGACAATTACACTTTCTATTGCATCAGGAAATCCATTAAGATTCTTGGGAACAGGAGCATTATCTGGAGATGCAGTTAAACAAAACTTTACTGTTGTTGACCATTCAACTAAACAAATTTTAGATTTTTCAACATCAGGTAATAATGTTGTAGTATCAGCAGGCCATGATTCTGTAACATTTACTTCTGCAACTTACTCAGGTAAGACAGTTGATATTATTACCAATATGTCTGTACCTAATGGGGATTCAACCAGCATTGTTTTGAAAACCAAAACATTAGTAACAGGTAATACAACAAGTGCAAGTATCTCAGGTCCAGATGGAATTATTGCATCAAACACATATATCGATTTGACAAAAGGTCAAGTATATGTAAAAAATGTTGCAACAAAGAGTGGAAAAATATCACTTTATGTTTCTGATGTTAAGAAAATTAAAAAGATTATTGATACTACAGCACCAGGCACAGCAGCAACAGATGCCATGTTAACCAGTTCAACTTATGATGTTACCAATTTGTTTGCATTAGATAATGGTCAACGAGATAACTTCTATGACCATGCAGCTCTTACATTATTACCTGGTGCACCAACACCTAAAGGAAATATTTTAGTTGTGTTTGATTACTATGCACCTACAGGTGGTGATGGATATTTCAGTATTGAATCTTATGCTGGTGAAACTTATGCTGAAATTCCAACATATACAAGTAAGCATGGTACACAATATAGATTGTCCGATAGTATTGACTTTAGACCATCAAGAAAAAATGCGGCTATTACATATGCATTTGAATATACAGGTAATCCATCAGTAGATGATACAGGTATTTTAATTCCATCCAATCTCTCAGAATATGTTAGTAACTATTCATATTATTTGGCTAGAAAAGATAAATTAGTATTAACAAAAGATAAGAGTTTCTTAATCATACAAGGAACTCCAGCAGTAACACCATCGTTACCTGTTGAACCAGATGGATCTTTGGTTATTGCCAATATTTCTTTGGATCCATATACATCATATATTCCAGGAGAATCTTCTGGAG